ACAATCTCACCATGGATGATGGTGGAGACATTACACTGGCCGGGGCTGGTGAGTTTGACTGCGGAAGCTCGACGATTTCACTCACCAACGGCACCTTGGATGCTTCGTCCGCTGGCACTTTCACGCGCGGCACATTTACGCTTCTGTGTAATGGTGTCTGTGAGTTTGCCGGGTCCTATCTCAACGATCTTCACAACGTGACCGTACCGGCTGGCAGTAGTCTGACGATTACTACATTGGTTGACCTCAACGGCTTAGGAGATATTGATGGGACGCTTACGTCGGACACAGCTGTACGTTTTCGCGGGGGTGGACGAATAGAGATTGGCGCTAGCGGCCGCGTGACCGGCAACGGGAATCTATTTATTCTCGATGACGGCTCGATTACGGGGATCACCGCGTTTGAGTCGGGTGGTGTATGTGATATTCAATTCTTGACCGTCTACCAACCAGCGGGAAATATCGTACTGGCGCCAGGCAATTATGACAACGACAAGGTGCTCGTGCAGAACGCCAGCGGGACGGCAAAATCGCTTGAATTGTCATCGGGTGATTACACGTTCGGCGGCATCGTGGAACTGGAGACTACTGGGACCGGCTCCTTGACGCTTGACAGCGGGACCAATAACGCCAGCGTCACCGTCCAAGGCGATTTTACTGTAGACATCGATAGCACAGGCGATATCGTTCTTGACGACTCTTCGTCTACCGGCACCTGGACACTCCAAGGCGACATAGTCGACGAAATCACGGGTGCTGGAACATTCACGTGGACGGGTAGTAACCCCGTCACGTTATCCGGGACGGCCGATCAAGATATTGCGATGAATAGCTGGGTCGCCGAGCCCACGTTTGACATCAACAAATCGGCCGGGGTCGTCACGCTTTCGGAAGGCACGATGACTTTGGGTGCCAACTCCGATCACGCGGGATTAGTTATCGACGGTGCGTCGTCAACACTTGACTGCGATACGTACAATCTGGCCGGTGCCGATGGAGCGGATATTATCGGCGCGAATTCAGGCAATATTGACTTCGGAAGTGGGCTTCTGACTCTCAATAACGGTGATCTTGACATAGCGTCTGCGACAGTTACACGCGGGACGGCATCGTTTCTTGCGACTGGCGACGGCGACCACGCATTCGACACGGCCAATACTGCGTTGGGCGATCTTACGATTAACAAATCGGCAGGCACATTGACATTTGCCACCGCATTTACGTTTGATTCATTCCTGCGAACCGCTGGGGCGGTGAATTTCGGTGGTGGGTTAACACACACGACTATTGGCGATTTCACGATCTCCAGTACGGATGCCATCGATTCCACGGGGCTCGACACGAACACATTCACCGTGGGCGGTAATGCCCTGATTCGTGGGGTGTCCGACTCGCAGAAATTGGCATTTGAGGCGGATACCCTAGTAACAATAGACGCGACGGGTACGTGCACTGCCAGGTACGTGGAGCTAAAGAACTGCACTGCTGGAGTTACTGAGGGCATCGCGCACGACAGCATTGACAACACGGGAAATATCAATTGGTCCTTCGTCTTCACGCCTGTTGCTGGCATGGGACTAGGGCTAGATTTAACGAGAGCATTTGATGGGTTCTCGGGGAGATAAGCATGGCAGATCAAGCTTTACACCAGCATGAAAGCAGATTGTGGACGAGCCACGAACCGGCTGCTAACACGGCGGCAGTGGTAACAATTGCCGCTGCGACGAACAAATATCATCACATTTCCCAGGTGGTCTACAGTTACGACGCCGATCCTACCGGAGGCAGCCTAACTATCACGGATGGAACGTACACGGTGGTTGTCGACATCACGACAACAGGGCCTGGCTCTCTGTATTTCCCAAGGGAATTCGCCAGCTCCCTGGGTAGTGCGATTACGGTAACGCTTGCGGCTGGCGGTGCGGGCGTAACTGGCAAGCTGAATGTGCAGAGCGACTGATTAGTAGGTAGATTATCATGCCTTCAGGGATTCCTATTCCAGAGCGAATGGACGTAGTCAACGTCAAGACCTACGGCGCCGTAGGGGATGGCGTGACGGACGATACCAGTGCATTCCAAGCGGCGCTGGATATCCTGAACGACTATTCGGACTTCACTGGGGTGTATACAACCTCCGGCGGAACGCTCTATATTCCTGCTGGCAAATATCTAATTACGTCCACCCTGGAAATCTTGGGCAACAACATCCAGATCAAGGGCGATTCTGGCCCTGACAACCTTGGACGGAACACATGGCTATATTACACGGGGTCTGGACACCTGTTTGAATTTCCGTCCTGCCAACAAGCACAGACAGCGGCCGGATTTTCGGCGTCGGGATTTGTTATTGTTGGTGGCGGACCTAATGCAGGCGGAACGGCGTTTTACATAAACACAGGGGTACTTGGGAATACTACTTTTCGCAGGGACCTGCATTTCTACAATCTTGGCGTTTTCGAGTTCGCGAAGGTTATAGATGTTGTCCAGGGTGCTGGCGACCATTATCAGATTGGCAAATTGACAATCGATACATGTTCCTTGAAGTGGAACAATCAGGTTGTCGATTTCAGCGGGCAGACATCGTGTAATCGCCTGCTAATAACTAATAACGATGCCACCAAGAATCACGAGGGTACAGACGACAATGGGCCGGTATTTCGGCTATGTGCGTTCAGCGCCACGATCACGGACAACATCCTTGAGGGACAAGACGATACGCTCTACATCGCGCCGACATCACGCGATGTAACCATCCGGGATAATTTCTTCGAGGCCAACACTGGATACGCCATACGTGCGTATACGATGACTAGACTGTGGCTCGGAATGAATTATTACTACGAGAGTAACCCCGGGGTGTCCGGTGAATCGGACAACATGTATGAAATCCAGGCATGTGATGATGTCTACATCCAAGAGCCGGAAAGCAGAATCGAGGACCTGGGCGGAAATACCAATGTACATTGGTTGGCCAATGCCCTGGAGAACATTGTCGAGGATACGACGCCGCAGCTTGGGGGCGACCTGGACCTCAACAGCAATTCGATTGTTACTACGTCGAACGGTAATATACCGCTACTGCCTGACGGGTCTGGCAAGGTTGGTGTGAATACCGCTAGTCCGCAATCCATACTGGATGTGCAGGGAGATGCTAGTTCGGCAGGAATCCTTACGCTGGCAACGCAGAAGACAGAGATTGTCGATGGGGATGAATTAGGGCGAATCAATTTCAACGCACCTTTGGAATCCTCTGGAAGCGATGCCATCCTTCCCGGAGCGTCGATTTGGGCAGAAGCAAACGCAAGCTTTTTGTCGACCACGAACACTACGGATATCGTGTTCGGGACGAACAACACAGGGGCGGCAATAGAGAGAATGCGGCTGGATTCTCTCGGCAGATTGGCATTGGGAGACAGCAATCCACTGGTGCCGGTGCACCGGGCACACATTGTTGATGCGGACGTCTCTGACACGACGCTGAAAATACAGAACACTGCAGGCCGCGATGTCCAGATCATCATGGGCACTAGCTCTACGCCTTCCGTCGACAATGTTGGTGTAACCATTGTGGCGGACAGGACCAATGCGGATATCGCTGGAGATACCGACCTATTATTTAAGACCAGTTCTGGGACTACGATGGACACGCGCATGGTCGTCATGCACGATGGCCTGGTTGGGATCGGCGTTACTGATCCAGATGCGACACTGGAAGTATTTGACGCAACGACCCAGCTAAAATTGTCATACGACGCGGATACGGCAGCAACCGCCACGGTAGATTCTGGTGGTGACATTACTCTTGGGTGCGAAACTGACAAAACGCTAGTATTAGGTGAGCCGGTCTACAGAGACATCAACTTGGCCGGGTCTATTTTGAGTCTGCCGACATCAAGCCTCCCTGACGTTGATGAACTGAAAGACAGCACTGGCACAGACACTGGCATTTCTACATATGCATTCGCACCAGGCGAAGGGGTCAGCGGTGTATTCGAGCTTCAGCATGATTACAAAGAGGGGACGGACCTGTCCTTCCATATACACTGGCAAGGTATTGCGGCACCGACCGGCACGGACAAGGTGAAATGGCAGCTAATCTACACTGTTGCAAGGGCCAATGAAGTACTAGGCGCCGCAACGACCATAACGGTGGAAACAGACTTTGATACGCAATACGAAAGCACGATAAGCGTGTTTGAGGCAATTACAGGAACCACGTTTAAGATTGGTGACCAATTCGCGTTTGACATAAGCCGTGTGTCAGCAACAGCCGACGAGTACGGAGGGGACGCATTGACACATACCCTGGGAATTCACTATCAGGTGGACACACTTGGCAGCAGGCAAATAGGCACGAAATAGAACACTGAGGCATTGGCATGTCCGGGGAACTGAATATCCATCTGGCAACAGGGCTGACTATCAAGGCGATAGTGTGGGGCGAGGACCGCACGACGCGATGGAATGGTTCGGCCATGGTTGCCGCCTCAGCTATTAGTGATGCTAATTGGGCCACTGGTATGATTACCTGCACGGAACAGCAAACATCCGACGCGAGCGGTACGGGTACATACGTTGGGGATTTCCCGGCAGGGATTACGACCGCTGGAGAGTATGCTATCGAGTATTACACCGGTGCCTCGCCGACACCAGGCCAAAACACGATGGGCGTCCAAACGGTCCATTGGTCTGGCGCAGCAGTCGTCAATACAGACATCGACGCCAAAGCTGTGTGGGATCGTGTAATTACTAAGGCGAATCACAATATCGCTAATTCGGCTGGTAAGAAAGTAAGGGAGACAGCGGACTCCATTGTTATCTATGCCGGAGATGTAGTCTCGTCCACTGCGAATACAATTGTCCTTGATTCTGGCGCGAGCAGTCTTGACGGTGCCTATGATCCAGCCGCAATAGTGATTGTGTCAGGACTTGGAAGCGGGCAAGTGCGACACAGTCTTGAGTATTTCGGCAGTTCGCGCACGGCAATTGTAGATCGCGACTGGAAGGTGCAGCCAGATGCTACAAGCGAATTCGTGTTGCAGGCGGTGAACGGCGCGGCGACTACCAACGAAGGCCGGCTGCGAGCAGCAACAGGGACAACGGCGCAACTGAATGCGCTCGCAAGCACGGTAGACGACATATACAACGGGGAAACATTGCAGCTGGTAAGCGGTACGGGGCAGGATCAATCGCGATCTATATTGGACTACGATGGCGCCACCCAAACGGTTACCGTGGATGCGTTCACTGTCACGCCGGATGCAACGACCGGTTACAAAATGCTCCCGATCATTACGGACAAATCCACTCTAGCGACTGAAGCGAAACAAGACACACTCCTTGCCAGAATCGGCGCATTCACGGGCACAGGTGTAAATACCGTCCTTGGATTCCTAAAAGCTATGGCGAGTAAGGCGGCTACGCTGCCTAGCGACATTGGTGGAACGTATGACGTGACGACAGACAGTCTTGAGGCACTTCGTGAATCACAAGACACACTGAGCACTGACATTGGTGATGTGCAGACAGATCAGACAACGCTGCTTAATAGAGTTGGAGCATTCACTGGAACTGGCGTCAATACAATCCTCGGCTTCCTGAAGGCGATGACTAGCAAGGTTGCAACGCTACCCAGCGACATTGGCGGGACCTATGATGTGGCGGCAGATAGCCTGGAAGCCATTCGAGACAGGGGAGATGCCGCTTGGACATCGTCGGATACTGGTAGTGGAGCGTGGACCGTAACGATAACCGTCAACGATGGTACCGACCCGCTCGAAAATGCAACAGTTCGCATGACCAATGGAGGCGAGAGCTACACCGCGACAACGAACGTTAGCGGGCAATGCTCATTCTCGTTGGATTCCGCTACATGGAATGTCGCAATCACCAAGGCGACGTATTCCTTCACCCCAACTACACTTGCCGTATCGGCAGACACAAGCCAAACGTATTCGATGACAGCAGTGAGCATTCCAGCAAGTAATCCGGGCTTTGTTACGGGGTATTTCTACTGTTACGATGAGGATGGAATAGTTGAAGAAGGCGCATCGGTCTCCGTGAAAATACACGACTTGCCGGGCACGGGGATTAGTGCGGATACCAAGGTGCGCACGGAAACGAGCGATGCAACCGGATTGGTATCATTTACCAACATGTTCATCGGAGCCCAATACAAGATACGACGAGGCGACGAGCGACCGTGGAAGACGGTGGAGATTCCAGCGAGTGCAACCGATCCTTACGCGATTCCGAACGTGTTGGGGCTCGAATAATGGCCGAAATACAGAATCTGCGAGCATTGGAGGACAAGCTGCGGAAGTTGTCCAGAGCCTATGGTAATAGCCCCAAGGAAGCCGTCAGGGTCGGCTACACGGCGAATTACGCGGTGTATGTCCATGAGAATATGGAGGCTCGGCACACGGTAGGGCAGGCAAAGTATTTGGAAAAGCCAGCCAGGGAAATGAAGCCAGAATTCCGCAGGATAATCGAGGATAGCATGCGAAAGGGCGCAACCTTACTGAAGGCTCTGCTTCTCACGGGACTTCGGTTACAGCGAGAGAGCCAGGATTTGGTGCCAATCGACACGGGAAACCTTCGGGCTAGTGCATTCACGGAAGAGGATAGATGAGCGGTTCCCTCAATCACTCGCCGGCAGATATCATGCGCCATACTCTGGTGGAGTTGGGTTTGGGGACATTGCCTACGTCGCGAGAAGACTGGCCGATAAGCTATTCGCAAGAGCCGGACAGCCCGGACGATGCAATTACGCTGTACGATACGACCAGCAGGATTGATGGACGGTCACATTTGAGCGGAGAAACGTGGCTGCATTATGGAATCCAGGTCAGGATTCGTAGTTACGCAGTCAGCCCTGGAAGGACCAAGGCGAACGCGATAACCGAGGCATTGGATAAGGACATTCAATATCGCCCAATAACGATTGCTGGCACAACGTACATCGTATACACCGTGACGCGCACTACTGATATTGTGTCTCTCGGGAAAGAAGTGAGGGACACGAAGCGGAATCTATTCACCATCAACGCTGTTGTAGCATTGAGACAAACGTCTTGACAATATTAGGAGATAACCATGGCTGCTCCAACTGCAACCACTAGACTCGACCCTTCTGATGCGCCGACTAATGGCATCAAATTGGAAGACGGGCACCCAACAAAAGTTACAATTGGTAGCCGTCCGTCGCTGCTGATTTGGGAGAAGACTGCCTCGCCACCGCCAGTGGAAGGCGGGGATGCAATCGACACGACCACGTTTTTCAACACCACGTGGAGAACGTCTGCGCCAAGGGCACTGAAGACCCTAGATGAATTCACCTACACTGGTGCATATGAACCAGGTATCTATGGCACTGATGAGATCATGGCGGCCGTTAACCGGCGCGACACGATCACGGTGGAATTCCCGGACGGGTCGACGTTGGCATTCTATGGCTATTTGCGACGGTTCGAGCCGGGGGAACACGTCGAGGGCGAGATGCCTATGGCGACGATCACTATTGTGCCGACGAATTGGGACCCGACGAACAGAACCGAAGAGGCGCCTGTATTGACAAATGTGGCAGGCACATGATAATTGCGCAAACGTCCCCGGGGAGTGATTGGCAGTGCTCCCCGGGGACTTGGGAAGGCCTGCCAGTTTAGGAGCGAAATAGACATGACTAGGGAAATCACCAATCTTGGTACCACGACGCTTGATTGTGCGGACTTCGAGATCGACGGGAATCGATACACACTGTACGAGCCGACCGGAGAGGTAGTGAGGCAGTACCGCAATTCCGTCCTGAATGGCGCGACCATCGGCCCTGACGGCAAACCGCAAAAGCTTGAAGGCGCGGCCGATGCCGATTCGTTGCTCGTTGCGTTGTGCTTGCGCGACAGCGACGGGAAAAACGTATCGCTGGCAACCGTTCGTGGGTGGCCCAATCGGATTCAGACGCCTCTTGCGGACAAGGCACGCGAACTCGGTGGCTTGGACCTAACCGAGGATGAGGTAACCGAGACGGCAAAAAACTAGCCAAGGAGTACCAATCGTGGATGTATTTGGCACTCCGCCTGAAAATGACGCTTGCCGAATGCCTAGCGAAAGTATCATATAACGAGTACCTAGCATGGCAAGCGTATTTTCAGCTTGAGATGGACGAGCCGAGCAGGACCGATTGGTACCTGATGAGAGTTGCCCAAGAGGTGCGAAGCCAGACACATGCGTTATGTAATTCCAATGCGGCTGTTCCTGGCATTGAATCATTCAAGGTGCCCTTCGAGGTGAAACGACCACGCAAGGCTCCGGCGGCTCAGACCAAAAAGCAGGTGTCAGATATACTGAAAAAGCGGTGGATGGCTATTGTTGGAGGGGTAAAGCATGGCAAGCGAAGTTGAGCTAGAACGGCTTGTAGTCCGACTTCTCGGGGACCAAAAGTCCTATCAGGCCATGCTGAAGACTGCGCAAAGCAGCACTCGCTCGGCGACACGATCGATTGTATCGACATTAAATACGGTCGAGAGAAAAGCAGTGGAAACCGGCAAGGTGCTTACTGCTGCCATAACGCTACCACTGGTTGGCCTCGGCACCGCTGCTACGAAGATGTCTACCGATCTGAATGCCGCCATGGCGAACGTTGGGGCTCTCGGACTAGCGCCGGAACGAGTGCGCGAGCTGAAAACGGGAGTCCAAGCTCTTGGCGTGGAAGTCGGCAAAACAACAGGCGATATTGCTGGTGGTTTGTTCCAGGTGGTCTCTGCATTTGGCGATACGGCAGATACCATGGAGGTATTGCGGATCAACGCAAAAGCTGCCACTGCCGGGCTGGCGACTACGACAGATGCTATCAATCTCACTAGCGCAGTCACGAAGGGCTACGGCGACACGTCAGCGAAAGCTGTCCAGAAAGTGGCCGACCTGGCGTTTGTCACGAACAAATTGGGCCAAACGACATTCCCGGAGTTGGCCTCAAGTATTGGCAGGGTCATCCCGCTAGCTGCGGAATTACAGGTTACGCAGGAAGAAGTCTTTGCGGTCATGGCTACGGGGACAGGCGTTACGGGGAATGCGGCAGAAGTGACTACGCAATTACGCGGAGCCCTTCAGGCGTTGTCGTCTCCTTCGGCGGACATGATAAAGCTGCTGAAAAAGACTGGCTTCGAGAGCGGAAAGGCAGTTATTGAGCAGAAGGGCCTGCAGGGTGCTATAGAATTTGTCACCAGAGAGGCGACGAAGAGCAAACTGCCACTCCAGCGATACATCGGCAGCATTGAGGGGCAAACACTTGCACTTGCACTCACTGGCAGCCAAACAGATGTCTACAAGGAGAAACTGAAGGCGATGCAAGACGCTAGTGGTGCAGCGGAAGGGGCATTTGCAACCCAAACGGACACCATAAACAAGCTAGGTTTTGCTTACAAGAAAATGGTGGTAAGAGTTCAAGTTCTTGCGCAAAACATTGGAGACGTTCTAACACCTGCCGTGTTAGAATTGACAAAGCTTGTAGATCCTTTACTCACTTCTGTAGAAAAGTTGTCTCTAAGGTTCTCTCGTCTTGATCCAAAAATCCAAGCAACTACGCTTGCTGTCATTGCCTTAGTTAGTGCTGTTGGTCCGGCATTGTTCATATCTGCAAAACTTCTAGGTGTCCTTATAGCTACAGTAAAGGTATTGGCAGCAATCGTAGGGCTCATGAATCCTTGGGTAGTTGGGCTAGTTGCTGTAGGTGCTGCGATAGCCGGAATAGTGTTGTGGTTAGAAGGTTCGGACGGGTTGATTGCCGCTTGGAACAACGCAAAACAAGCAGTCATGAGCTTTGTAGATCGGTCGATAGGGTTTTTCCAGAACTTCCAGGAAAATATGGCAATAATCAACAAGTGGCTGAGAAACAATTGGAAGGTATTGCTATCAGACCTTGGAAAAAACTTCATGAATCTGATTCAAGCAATGGTCAACAACGCAAGTACTGGCGTTGGTCTTCTGGCGCGCCTGTTTGCATTGGGGGCAGGGTTCATTGCTAATAAACTTCGCGAGGTGTTCACTGTTCGGTTTATTCGTTCAGTTATGCAGGGCTTAAATACTGCACTTAAGCTTGTTATAGGTTTTGCCAAAGCTGCTGGAACAGCCATTGCCAAAGGTCTTTTGGGAGAAGAAGTTCTTTTCGCTCCTCCCCCAGAATTTGAAAGAGCCCTCATTCAAGGCTTTAAGGCAGACACCTTAGAAGAATTCAGCGAAGAGGTAGGAAACATTGTTAAAGGTGCTGTTCAGAATCTACAACTACCTAAAGTAGAGTTTACAGCATTGCCCGAAGTAAACCTGAAACGGACTGGTCCATTGCTTCCAGCGTTTCCTGATGTGCCGAGTTTATTGCAGGCATCGCCAGTGCAAAAAGAGACACAATCCGCACTGATAAACAGACTCGGACAAGATACGAGTATCACAAGGCTGCTGGAAGAGCAATTGCTAGAGCAGCAAGAGCTGAGAGGCGCAATCGAGACGTTGCCTGTCATCGAAACAGCGGAAATACCATAACGGAGCAAACACAGTGTCAGCCATTTACGTAGACCTGCTCGACTGGAGCCTTGACCGTGACGGTGAGGGGCACAGAACCTACACCTCGCTGCATAAGGTCGAGACGACGGATTATGGCGACGGGCCAGGAACCGTGATGGAAACCGCCGGGCTACCCGCGATAGGCTCGTTTTGGAATTTCGGCAACGAGGTGGATTTTTGGGCGATTTGTCGCCCCAATATGCGCGTGCGCAGGTACAAGGCACGCAAGGGCGAGAATCACGTACACTGGTCCGTGGAGCTTACGCACAGCACGATTCCTTGGGAACGGTGCCAAGACACCACAGTAGAAGACCCGCTATTAGAGCCACAGAGAGTAAGCGGGAGCTACGTGCGAGAGAAAACCGTTGCTGAAGTCGACAGAAACGGCGACCGGATCGAGGCGAGTAGCTTTGATCTGTATCCAGAGAACCAGAGGCAGAAAGATGAAGTGCGGCCTGTAGTGCGGATTCAACAGAACGTGGCCGACTTGCAATTGGACCTATTTTCCGAGCAAGTCAACACAGTCAATGACGATGTATTGTGGGGCATGCCAGCACGCACCATCAAGCTCTCGGAATTGTCATGGGAACGCAGGGTATTAGGTGTTTGCACCTACTACTATACGCGGACGTTTGACTTTGAAATCAACTCGAATACGTTTGATTTGCATTTGCGGGACGAGGGATTCCGTGAAGTCAACGCTCTGAAGGTTGGTGCGAACCCTAACAATGTCAAGGATTTCATAAACATCCTAGACAACGTAGACAACATGCCGACGTCGCCGGTACCGTTCCCTCTCGATGGCAATGGTATCTTCTTAAATCCAGGGCTGCCTGAGGTATTCAACGATTTCGAGCATTACGACGAATCGGACTTCACGTTGCTCGGGATTCCAACGACACTGTGACGACAAGGCAAGGCGAACGCCATGGCGAATGAAATCAAAGTTACGACAAGCCTCAATATCAATAACGGCAATCAACAGTTTCGCAATACGCCGACGTCCTTTTCTGCGGATATGACCGGCACCAAGGGACCGTCACCAGGCGCGGTGGAGGTGTCTACTAGCGGCACCGATATTGACCTGTCAGAGATAGATACATTGGGGTTCTGCCAACTCCAGAACCTTGACGCAACGAACTACGTCACCTATGGTATCTACAGTCCGGACAGCTTGGATTTTTATCCGTTAGGGGAATTGCTGGCTGGAGAGGTTGCTGTATTTAGGCTGTCGAGAATTCTCGATGATCCGCCTGGAACATCCGGGGCACGGTCATTGCGATTCGTTGCGGATACCGCTGCATGTGACGTAATCGTTAATGCGTTTGAAAGATGAAGTCTAACCAATTGAGGAGCGACAATGGGTGAAGACGTAACAACGTCCGAAGAGGCGGAAGTGGTGTACGATGGAATACCGCCTGCGGCGTGCCAAGACGCAGACACACTAGGCCGTGTGACCGTCGTGGAATCGGTCTACTACCGGGAGCCCGGGGAAACACCACTTCAGTACGATTCACGCTATAGCGTGCCCGTAAATACAGAAGAATCGTGCTATGAGCGGCGATTGAAAGTGTCGGAATCGCCACAACGCCTAGGTCTTGGCGACTTGACCTCTATCTCGCAAATTTTGATACGTAGTATCATTCCTCGTGCGCAACGGAACCTCTCTGAAGAAGAGAAAGAGGAGCAGGCGGCGAGTGTCCTTGAGCTTAGCTGCGAGAGTATTCCGCTGATGGAAATCCACCCGGGCGAATCCGTGAGGTTCACGCCAGTGGAAGATGCGGAATATTGGATTCGGTGTCGGAGTGGGTCAACGCGATTTCACCTGGTAGTGTTGCCGAGGTGACGCGATGGGGAAAATCCCGGTCCTAAGCGCAAACGACATAAAACGCCTGCAGCAAGTGTTGCGAGAGCAGAAGGACAAGGCGAGGACGCCATTCCCCGTCAATACCATCAATCCGCCTGCTTCGGTCGGCACGTATATCGGGTGGCCAACGTCATCGGCGGGCATTCCAGCGTTGACCTCGCATGGAGCTGGGCCGGACGACGATGAACCTGGCTCAGGCGATTGCGACATCTACCGGGTCTACAAAGACCTGACGGGCACTGCCGTTGTTGAGGCAATCGACATCGAAGACAAGGAGGTCTTCAATTTCTCGACCAGTGTGATTCCGCAAGAGTGGATTATCATTTTCAAGCAGCCCAATGGACGATGGGTTGTGCCTCCTCCATCAACGAACACAAATACCGATCTGATTTGGTGCGTGGCTACCGCTGATTGGCAAGAGGGAACCGGCACGACGTGCGACGATCCCTACGTGATGGTGCGGCATGCGTCCAGGTGTGGCGTTGTCGAAGACCCTGGAGAAACACCATTTGCGGTCTATCTGCCAAGGAAGCGGGCCGAAGGAATCGGACTGGACCCATCGGTATACGAAGATGATATCATTTCGTACAAGGTGGATGCCGAGGGGAACAAGATATGCCAGACTCCATATCTATGGTCATTCATAGGCCAGATTATGGAATATGGGTCTGTAAGTTACCCAGGGAAAATCCCCACTGGATGGGAAGTATATTCGGCCGGTACTGGCAGGACAACGATACAGCTTGATGCAGCAGGAGAAACCAACGAGCAGACGGTTGGGAATATTGATGGGTTTACCTGGCATGGCGCAAGCGAAAATGGACACCCAGCACACACGGCGCAACCAGCCCACACGGTAACTGCTCATGGCACACACACGCTAGATACGCACGACGCACACACTATAGCAGATCATGATGACCATCCAGACCACGACCATCATCCACTTAGCGTGGAATCGGCAATCGATGCCGTTGGAGGGGCGTCTGGTGTTGCTGGTGATACTACTGGATACACATCCTACGAGGACCCGGACAATCATAGGCACAGCATACAGCTAGGGGCAAGCGAGGTTTGGCCGGCGCCCGATGAATCGAGCGGCGCAACAGCTATTGGCGCAGGTACAAGCGATGCCGGGTTGTTTTCGCATTCCACGCACGTAGACGGGCCTGGCACAGGCGTTGGGCTCGGGCATGCTGCGCACGCAGGGACCGCATTGACAGACACATTTGAGCACACTGGAAGCTTGGGCCACGGAGAAAGCAGTCCACACTTGGGGCTGTACAATGGTGGCTTTGATTCCGACAATCGCCAGAAATTCATTGTTGTGAACAGAATCATCCGAATCAAATAGCATGGCTGGCACGGGGACAGAACTGAAAACCCTATTGCGTCGGTTTGGTATTCGTGCAACGGGTAGCTGTCAGTGCGAGAAATACGCCAAGCTAATGGACCAGCGAGGCCCGGAGTGGTGTAGCAAGAACATCGAATTCCTTATTGATGTACTGGAAGAATCAGCGGAGCAACGAGGATTGCCGTTTGCCAGGTTTGTGGGCAAAAAGCTGATACAAATAGCAATTATCAAGGCGCGTAAGAGGAGCGACACCTTATGCGATGGAGCTACGGAATAGCTACGGTGGATGAGCGGCTAGAGACTCTATTACCTCCGACAATTGCATCATTAGCCAGGGCGGGATTCCATAAGCCTACGCTATTTGTCGATGGCTGCGAGGACCCAAGCAAGTACGATCATTTTCAGCTGCCGGTTGCCGCAAGGCGATATAAGGTGAAAACGAATGGACACTGGATGCTGTCCATCCAGGAATTGTACTATCGTAACCCGTGGTGTGATCGGTATGCGATGTTCCAGGATGACATTCTCTGTTGCCAGAATCTTCGGGAATATCTGGAGCAATGGTATCCAGACAAGGGCTATTTGAATCTCTGCACGTATCCGGAGAACGCCGACCGGATAGATGGCGGCAGTGGCTGGCATCCAGCGCCTAGAAATGGCAAAGGTGCGCAAGCCCTGGTGTTCGATCAACATTCACTTAAGGCGTTAATGTCGGCGACCTATTTCTTTGATTGGGCCAAAAACAGGCGTACTGGTTTCAAAAACAATGATGGGGCTGTGTATTGCTCCCTCAAGCCTCAGGGCTACATAGAGCATGTTCACATGCCGAGCCTAGTCGATCATACTGGCGCCGAAGGCAAGGGCGTCATGGGAACGCGCCACCAACCGGTCATCACGGCGTTTCCTGGAGAAGAGTACGACCCACTCAACAAGGACCAAGAAGGAGAGCACGTGTGAAACGCTACAACCACGAACTGTCAGCGATAGACATCTTGGACTTGGTAGGTGAAGCACCTATCATGCTTGAGATAGGGTGTCACGAAGGCGCCGACACCATTCGGTTCTTGGAATACATGCCAGGAATACGGCTGTTCTGTTTTGATCCAGAACAACGAGCAACCAAGCGATTCAAGCAAGCGGTGCTACCCGATGAGCGAGTAACTCTCTACGAGGAAGCGGTGGCGGACGTCGACGGCCCAAGAGACTTCCATGCGTCGACGGGAAAGGCGGGTCGGCGGGATGATTGGGATTTCTCTGGCAGTCTGCGCGAACCAACAGGGCACCTTGCGAGATCGCCAGAAATAACATTCAAAGAGCCAGTGTCTGTGCCATGTATGCGGCTCGACACATGGTTTGCGGACCATCCGGAAATCGATAACATTGATTTCATTTGGGCGGATATCCAAGGTTCACAGCGGCTATTTATTGCTGGTGCGCAACACATCCTCAGTAAGACACGTTATCTGTACATTGAATCGCATGACCCGCCTCTTTATGCTGGTGAACCTACCCAAGACGAACTGATTGATGAGTTGTATAGCATGTTTAGTCCTGTCGCCATATACAGGGAAAACATTTTGTTTGAGTCAATGACGGCGGCAAGTGTATGTTAAGCGACCATTGTATTTGCGGAGTGGAAGAAGTAGGAGATATACTATGCGTCTTGCCAAAGAGCTAATCGATTGGTATTACATCAATCTATCGCACAGAACGGACAGGCTTACGCATATCCGTGGGGAACTGGACAAGGCGGGGATTGCTGCGACACGTTTCGAGGCGTACAGGAAAGAGGACTACACGGGCAGCATGGATAATGTCAAAGCCATGCAGCATACTCCGGATACTATAGGTAATTGGCTGTCCCATACTGCGGTAATAGGGAAGGCGAGAGAGGGTCGAATTGTCGGGGTGTTGGAAGATGACGCGCTGATCTGTAGCGACTTTCAGGCACGGCTAGATTATATATGCAACGTCTTTAATAAGCCGTGGGACATATTTTTTCTTGGGGCAACGTTTCACGACGATCGTGGACAGTGGCATCCAGAACTAGGCTTTGACCATGAGTTGACAGATGTGCGTCACATAATCCGACTCTATGGGGCGTTTTCAAACCAAGGATATCTTGTTAATGGATACAGTGCCAACACAATCCTGGAAATGATGAACGACGTGATGCCGCATTCTACGGGGAGCGATCACGCGCTAATACAGATACAGCCAAGGCTCAGGTGTTATGGCTTTGTGCCAGGGATGGTCTTTCAAATTGATAACCAATCAGATATCAGTAAAGGGATCACTCGTTTTTCTGCTTTCCTCAGGGGCCTTGGTCCGTATGCATGGACTGATACTCTAGGAGAATTTGATTATGAGTCCTGGGAGCGTGAACAATGCAAATCTTAGTAACCGGTGTATCTGGTTTTATTGCGAGGGCGATTGCAGATGCACTGTCGGACGAGCATGAGGTATTCGGGCTCGCCCGTCGTGAGGTGTCGCCAGCAGGCTGGACATTCGTGCGAGGAGACGTGACGGAATATGGTAGAGTGCTCGAAGTGTTAGCGGATTATGAGATCGAGCAAATATACCATTGTGCCGCGAAATCGATAGTCAGAAACTGCATGAGAGACCCTATCGGATGTTTTCGCACTAATGCCATTGGCACATTGAATATCCTTGAAGCAGCGAGGCAGATAGGGCGAATAAAGGGTGTATTATGCATTGAGAGCGACAAGGCCTATGGAGCCGGCGCGACACCATACACGGAAACGCAGCCACTCATGCCTACCAGCATTTACGAAGCGTCAAAGGCATGCGCCAGTCACTTAGTCCAGACATATCACAAAAGTTATGTAGTGCCAGCATTTAGTGTGCGGCCAGTGAATGTGTATGGGCCAGGCGACAGGAACAGCAGTAGAATCGTCCCGCGAACTATAAACAAACTAGCTAGTGGATTGCAACCAACTATCACCGATGGCGCGGCGCATTTCGTCCGGGAATTTATCTACATTGACGATCTAGTGGAAACGTTGGTGGCATTGATGGGCAGAAGCCCATGGGGTGAAGTGTTCAATGTAGGAACTGGGCAGGTGTTATCGGTGCAGGACATGATATGGACGATCTGTAAACTAATGGGAAAGTCGGCAGAAGTAGAAGTGCAGAAGAAGCCACGTCTTCTGCGCGAAATTCCGAGACAGTCTCTATGTATAGACAAACTAACACAATGGCTGCCACATCGACAACAGCCAGTGGCGCTGGAAGACGGCCTGAATAAAACGATTGAATGGTGGGCGCCATGAATGTTCTGTTAATGCAGCCATACTTCCAGAATGAGCCGAGGTCGCCGATAGCCATTTTGGATCTCGCTGCCTATGGGCGACAATTCGGCCATGTGGTGGAAGTGGAGTATCTGTCGGCGCATGCTAACTACGATGGTTTCGACGTTGTGGGAATCTCGGCTATTGCATTCAACAATGAGGTGCGTGAACAGTTGCGGCATATCAGGGAACACTATAAAGGCCGGATAGTCTTAGGGGGAAAATGTTGCGACACACTAGCGACAGAAGAGATAGTTCAACTACAGGCGATTGGGATAGAAGTGTTTACTTCACCAGGGGAATATTTATTTGCGAGAGAAGAGATAGATTATCAACACTATCCAGCGTGGAACGCATCGGACTTTGCTAGGCTTGATCCCAATAATTCGCACAATGAAGTAATGACAACCAGGGGATGTCCATATCGATGTAATTTCTGTCATAACACAGAACCGCGAATCAGGCATTTTGCACCAAGTAGGACTGTAGATATTTGCGAAATGTTGCTTAGCAAGTATCGTAAGCAATCGCTATTTTTCGTAGATGACGTGTTTGCGTTGGATGTGTCGCATATGGCGGCTATTCTAGATGAGGCTGATCGCAGGGGGGTTGTGCTATCAGGGAAAACGACGTTTTTCTCGCACATCAGCCAGCTCGATGAAGAGCGGATAGAGGCTATTTCACGATACGATCCAATGCATGTGCAACTTGGCATTGAGAGTGGAAATGCGGACATGCTCCGTGCCATGGGGAAGACATTTTCGCCAGAGGAGGCAAGTAGGAAGCTCAGGATGCTATGGGAACGGGGGATTCCTGTTGTCTGTTTGTTCTTGCTGGGCTTCCCAGGTGAAACCAAAGAGAGCTTGAATGATACAGTGGACTTTATCAGGCAACATGTACAATATACGCTAGCATGTTGCGCGGGGTATTATCAGCCAGTGCGTGGCACGGTCGGATGGGGCTTGGCGGAGGCGAGAGTAGGTGAGATAGAGCCTAAAGGCTGGAACCGGGAGATATCGTATGTGGACCCAAACATTACTGGCGACGACCTAGAGGCGGCGCATAAAGCAATAGAGGAGTTGAATTGAGAATGCAACGAACATCAGATAATGTGGTTATATTCGCGGCATCGCCAAGCTATTTCGATCACGCAAAAGCCGCAATGGTCAATTGTCGAATCGAGGGTGAATGGTGCGGAGATATCGCGTTAATAGTTCCGCAAGGAACAGATACTACCGAGTTTAGTGGTCGGCAGATACACATACTGGAAGGAACATCAGCAGACGGCTATTACCAGAAGTTCGATGTATTCTCGCAGTTCTTCAGGCAATGGGATAAGGCATTATATCTTGATTGTGATATTCTTATCCAGGGAAATATTGCATCAGTATTTGACACATTGCACAAGCGACGACAGCCAACCATCATTGCTGATCGCGAAGAAAATACTCTAGAGCATTGCTTCACCTTTTGGATCGACGAATGTAACAGAACACTCAAAGAGGAGGGTAAACCATTCAGGTCATCAAATACACAGTTGCATGAGTGGGTGTGGCGCACGCATGGACAACAGTGGCGGCAATACAATACGGCCATGTTGTTGTTTAGGCCTGATGACATCCCGTCGGACGCGATAGATCAACTGCATGAAATGTGTACCCGCATTCAGCCAATCAATACGCATTGCGTCCGTGGTACTGACCAGCCTGTTATAAATCTTGTTTTTTACAACATGCTGTCCGATGTGATCAACAAGGAGGTATCGTGTTGGAGTTGCCCGAATGACAACACGAAAATCATACACTATTGTTCCGGGTATGCACCATGGATAGATAAGCCAGACGCTGGGATGGATGCTTACGCTAACCCACAATTGGGTGAATCATGCCACGCAGTGTATACTCGCAATCTTCAGCAATTTGATTCCATATTGCCAAAGGAGGACTTGTAAATGCTGGACATGACGGACAGAGGCACAATGGCGGCCACTCTTCCTAATGGCGGCGTGGTGGCGGAAGTTGGCGTGCAGCATGGCGATTTCGCCGACATGATCGTGCGATTTAACAAGCCACGAAAACTCTATCTGATCGATTGTTGGGAAACGCAATCCGTGGCGGATTATGGACATGATCCAGCAAACGTCGCACAAACACAGCAGGACGAAAACGAAAGAACGACTAGGGAACGGTTCAAAGACCATGCGAATGTGGAAATAATCAAGGGGTACTCCGTTGAAGTAGCCGAGACATTCCAGGACGAAAGCTTAGACTGGGTCTATCTAGATGCCAATCATTTGCGGATTCGTTCTGACTTAGAGGCATGGATTCCTAAAGTGAAACCTGGCGGTTGGGTCACTGGCCATGATTATTGCATCTTTGATGATTTTATTATGGTGCAGCCTGTATTGGATAGGTTCGTTGAGGAATACGGCGCACAATTGCACGTTGTGACGAATGAAGACTTCCCTAGCTGGGCATTCAGGAAGCATGGACACAAATGAGTACGAGTTTTGCGATTACTGCATACAATGAAATGTCGCCACAGCGCGGCTCTGGCGCGAAAATACTTAGATGCCTGAAAGCAGCGCAAAATCATCCTGGTATTGATGAGATTGTGGTTGTGGATGACTGCTCAGAGGATTGTGATGGGTTGGAACACTTACTGCGAGGACAGGCAAAAGTATCTCTTTTCCGAAATCCGCACAATTACGGAGTCTTCGGGAATAAACTGGAAGCCATCGCCAGGGCAACTGGCGATTGGGTAATTACGTGCGACTCAGACAACAGCATGGATAGTACCTTTATCGACAAGGTGCTATCATTAGCCACCGATCAATCTGTATGGTTATGTGCCAGTTTTGCGAGGCCGCGATTCAATTATCGGCCACTTGCGTCAGATACTCCGTATACATTGACTAGTATATCACAAATCGTGCCACACCCGATTTTCTGTTGCTTCTTCAACACTGGAAATCAGACAGTAGCTAGACGATCATTCCTGAATGTCTTTGGGCAATATCGTGGCATCAGGGCAGATAGGCAACTGCCGAATTGGCTGGAGTTGTCAGAACAGGACTTGCAATCAACATACTATGAGCAAGTCTTCGATGCTAATGATTCGTTTGTCTACAACTTGCTCTGGTTGCTTGCTGGAAATAAGTTGCGCATAGTGCCTGGCCTGGAATACGATCATTATTATGCAGCTGGCGAAGAGGGCAACTATTTGCGGTCGCCACCTGAAAAGGTGGCACTTGGGCAGCGACTCTTGCAGGCACTGAAAACAGAAATAAAGAAACAGCATGTATAATTCAGACTGGCTTATTGGCGAACATACCTATCGGCAATTTATTGAGGATTGTAGGCTTGCAGTGTCCGATCCTGTGTATTTCCCGGTCTTTCGCCAAATGCCAGGGATCGCCTGTGTCACAGAAAACAAGGACGTTGAGCACAAGGTATTGAAGCCGATCTTATCTGAACTGTGGAGGCATTCCCACACGACACTTGAGGATGCGGCATTCTTGCATGCATTAGACGATGTCGGAACACCAAGACGGCATCACATAACGCGCACGCTGCACGTATCACATACTCTCATACACACACTCGAAGACGTATGTGTCATTCGCGAATTTATGGGTGGCACTCTACACGGGAAGCACGTAGTGGAAATAGGAGGTGGATATGGGCTACTTGCTGCCATGGTAGTGCATTTTCTTGAGCCAGCTAGCTACACTATCTACGACCTGCCGGAAGTGTGCGATCTTCAGAAGAAATATCTGCATCATGTAGGAATAGATTCAGTCAAGTTGTGTACGGATGCAACTATCTCTAATGTGTCTGATCTCGCAATAAGCCTTGATTCTATTTCGGAGTTGCCACTGGTACTACGCCAGACGTACGTTGATTCTGTGCTCGACAATGCAGAAAGAGGATTTATCAGGTGGAATTGCACTAGAGCGGCAACTACCAATGTCCTTGCCGCTATGTATTGGCTGAGAAATGCGTCATGCATTAAAGAGATCGGGCTCGACTTTTCCACAGAACAGGCCGCAGCGAAGTTTCACCATTCCAGGCGCACGAGTCATATATTTTGGGGCGGGAATACAACATGTCACGAATAATAACCATGTCGCAATTTGGCACCATGGGTAGAGCAGCAAATCAGTTTTTGCAATACGCATTTCTGAAGACATGGGCTGCCAAATATTCCATGGACTTGGAAATCCCGCCGTGGATAGGGAATACATTATTCGGCACTGTCGACACGCCTATAGGACGAACGCTTCCGCCATACCACGAGACTCCGGGTAACAGCCTGCTGCAGCCAACCTTGCCTAACGAGAATGATATCGACAATCGCGATTATCGCGGGTATGGACAATATCACACAAGTTTTTACGGCGGTTATGAACTCTATCTGTCCGGTTTGTTCAGGCCGACATTGGATACAGAAAGTCGCCTGGTTGATGCACGCAAGCGATTGTTGCATGATTGTGACATTACCATAGGCTTGCATGTCCGTCGAGGAGATTATGGCAGGCGTATCTTTCCACTAACGCCGATCAGTTGGTACGTCAACTGGCTGGAAACACATCTGCCACGATTGACGGGATACAAGCTATTTGTAGCCAGTGAAGATCCAACCGTTGCGTCAGAACTGACAGGATACCACGTAGAGACAGCAGAATCATTGGGTGTGCAATACACATCGGAGCAATATGCACACTACAACTATCTTCGAGAGGACCTCAAGAGCGGAAATCCTGGAGATATAGATTGGTATCCGGATTTCTACTTGCTGTCGCAATGCGACATTATCGTAGGTGGAGCATCCACATTTTCGTTTGTTGCCGCAATGCTCAATCCGTTTTTGCAAGAGTACTGGCGCGCCACGCTTGCGGATAGGCAATTCGTACTGACCGACCCGTGGGACGCCTATCCATTTATCCGAGAGCATGTGAGAGATTACTCCCACATTCCTGGCATCACTGCTTCACCAGACAACCCGTACTGGAAATAGCCCTAGCCCACTCGTCGCATGGTGCATTCGCTCCCGCCATGCTGTAGAGTTGGGCTAGGGCAGTGATTCGGCGTTAGATCAATAGTCGCCGTCGTGTGAAGAACACAAGCCCAGCAATCCCCGCTAGGCCAGCAAGAAACGTGCTCGGCTCCGGTGCAGACACAGCCTCTCTGACAAGCGCATGCCCGCCAAAGCGATCGCCTTGCACCCAATCGGAATGTACGGAAGTGACGCTCCAGCCCGTATGAGCGTGGCCAAGTAATGGGTCTATCTGGCCTAGTGAGAACATCTGAATGTGTGCCCTAGGCCCATCGATAATCAGGACCACGGCTTCCTCTTCGGGTGTTCCCATCAGGTCAAACACAGTCGCCGCAAGAGCACGATCTTCCTCATTGACGAGTCCTCCGATTCGCTCGAAATGGAACTTCTCCAGGAATTCCTGGAATTCCGATACCGTGGCATATCTCCATTCCGACAACTCCACTTCGGGAGGTGTCAACCCTGCTGTCTCGCTCCAGTCGAGCCAATCAAGTCCCGCGTCCGTGTCTGTAGTGTATGTGCCATGGTCGATCATTTCAGCGGACGCATGGCTAACCGATAGCAGTAGTCCGACGAACACAAGTAGGCGTGTCATGGTAACCTCCTTAGGGTGTCTGCTTACCACACCAGGCATGCAAAAAGTGTGCAGGCGACAACAGCCAACGCCAAACACAACACAACAAGATCAAGTAGACATCTCATTGTCAGGCTCCTTTCTTGGTTGGCCACGAGGCCAGCCGCCACGTTGCGGCGTGGCAGCATACCTCGTGACATCGGATTGCAGGATCTGGTAGTGCCAGATTCCCAAATATTTTTTCCGTCGTGCCCGCAGCTTGCGCGATCGTATCAGTGATCGCACGTGGCTTGGGCTGCAACCGATCTGTTCGGCTGCCTCTACTGGCGTGCAATATCTATTCAATTGGTTCCTCCTCTGCGGCGTAAATGTAGACAAAATAGTCTACAGTCTGTCCGACGGCTAGAGCCTGCTGGATGATTTTGCGTCGCGCCTGGTGCTCCGTGTCCGCAGTAACATTGCATCGCTCTCGGCGGTAATCATCTACAGAGTCGCGAGAGCGAGTGACGATCGTGGATCGATATCTAGGCATGGCGTGTTTCCTCGTTCATGGTGAAAAAATTATAAGCAAATGCGTCCTCGTCGCTCGAATCCAGGCCAATGAGGAGCGGCTCGCCATCGCAGGCACAGAGCCACAGGTCGAGGCCGAATTCGCGATCAAGGCCATGCGTATCAACCGACGCATTATAGGCGCCAGTGTATACACATGAGTCACGATTCCATCGGTAGATTGTGCCGCATTTGCGGCACCGTACCTGGTCGATTTCTGGCAATAATCCCATGTCAATCCTCTGTAATTCCCGTACTGTCATGATGGCCTCCATGGTGGCTAGGAGTGTACTGTACAATCTGACTCTAGCAGGATCATCGGCAGAATGCAATAGCCATCCACGCATATTCCGGAATATACCATGGCGAGTATTAGGAATCGCCGAATTCCTCAGGATTCGCGGTGATGTGGTACGGCAGAGTGCCTATTTCTGTCGATTTTCACCGATTCTGGAAAATAATTGCCGTCCAATTTGTGCCGTACGTATAGGCGTTTTTTGCTTGTTTGCTCGCCATCTGGAAAAAATATCGGGAAATGGCGTTATTCGCCGTTGACAAAGAGCGGGATATCCCGATAATGGTAATTAGCGATTGGGAGTTGACCGCGAAACAAGGAGACGAAACGATGAACGCCGACATCACAAAGCTGGCTGACGAGGTGTCACGGGGCAAGCGGAGTCGCGTGTCGATTCGGCGCGAGCACGGCGACGACGTATATCGTGCGGTGCAGGCCGAATTACGACAGCGCGACGAAGCATCTCGAAGGCTCGCCATGGCGGAGCCTCGCGAGGAAGAGGAGCCAGCGCCGTCGGTGGAGTGGTGCGTTGACTGCGAGACGGAACTTGACACGGAATACGATGCCGATCGAGAGCGGTGCGACGAGTGCCAGGCCAAGCATGATGCGTTCGCGTGGATCGAAAACACCGAGGCCCACGCGAAGGCGCTCGCGGAGCAGCACGGCTGGCACTTCGGCGATGCGGGCGGAGGATTCAACACGCGCAGCCGGTATTATGAGGTATGGCGCGAAGTGGGCGACGATACCGAATCGTTCAAGCTGCGGATCAGCGACCACGGGTCCGCACATTGCACCGAGGACATCTCGCTCGCCATGCAACCCAGCGGCGATGACCACACTATGGAGACATTGGCGGCGCGACTGGCTGGCAAATAAGCGCCACGAAAAGGAAACCGCGAAACAAGGAGACGAAACGATGAATGCCACTATCGTAATCGATCACGACGACATTGCCTCTGCAGTCCCCCGCCGCGCCCACTGGCAAATGGCCCCCGTGCCGCCAGTGGGCCGGGCGGGTCGACGTCCTGCCGCCGATGATAATCTCGACGCGGCCCGCGAACTTTGTGGCGAAAAGGAGCCCAGCGCATGACACAAAAGCAAAAACCCCAAACGCCGGGCGGCCGAATCAGGGCAGCTCGGCTGCGCGCCAAAATGACCCAGCAGCAATTGGCCGATGCGATGGGCTGCGGCCAATCGCGGATTGCCGATTGGGAAAATGATCGGTACATGGAGCCGATCATGGCGAGTCTGCGGAAATTGGCCAAGGCGCTCGGTTGTAGCGTGAGCGAATTGGCCAATCTGGACTAAGATGGATTATTTTCGGAAAATCCATGGATCACTATTGACAAATGCTTTCCGTCTGGTAGATTTGCTCGCACTGTGAAACCCGCGTGTGCCGTAGCGAATCGGCACGCAAAACAGAACCGCAAACGCAGGAAGGGCCGCCATGCTCTGCCACACGACATGCGCACAACTAGGAACGCGCAACGTCTACGCTATTATGCACCTCATGGTGGCCGGCCGTCGAGGGAGTGCGGGCTCCCTCGGCGGCCATCTTCATGCGATTGTACTCTAACGGAGCCTAGAGGCATGAATTCCTACTGGCAGCTCATTGAATCAAATCCTATATGGTATGCCGCGTTGGTCGGCGCACTGATCTATTGTTGTGCCGAATTACGCGATCGCCGCAAGTCGAATCGCGCTCACGAAAAACACAAGGTGAAACATGATGTATAGCAAGGAATCGATGCATGGCATGTCTTGCGACATGTCAGCACTGGATAGGCTGCTTCGCGACGCATTCTGGTTATTGTTTGCGCCGGCAGAGGAGAAGCCAACAGAAACAACAGCGTCGGTTATCATGCGAATCGAGGGCGTTGTCGGTGCAGCGTGGCTGCTCCATGGTCTCGCCGATCGGGTCGGGCAGTCGCAACTGCGCGACATGGCGGAAGCGATTGCGGACGATCTAAATGCGATCATTTGCGACATGGAGCACGCCGAGGGCCAGAAAGGTGAGAAGAAATGACTAATAGTAGCATCGCCCTAGACAGGCTGGCGGAGCCGTTCGCACCAGAAGACATTGAGTGGCGAATCTCGCGGAGTGGAAGGAATACAAATGGTGTATTCGCCTTAGTCCTGGCTTACATTACAGCCAGGGCGATACAGAAGCGGCTGGATGATGTGTGCGGCCCAGCGAATTGGCGCAACGAGGAGCCGATAACCATTGATATACATGGCAAGACAGCCATGGTAGGTGGTATTTCCATCAGGATCAATGGCGAGTGGATTACAAAATGGGACGTGGCGGAGCCAACAAACATCGAGCCAGCAAAGGGTGGATTCAGCGGCGCGATGAAACGAGCAGGCGCACAATGGGGGATCGGCCGATATCTCTATTACCTCGATGAAACATTTGCGGAGGTATCGGACGCACGGCCAGCAGGATCGAGACAGTGGCAGTACGGCAAGCTGCCACAGAAGCAGGGAGGTGGTGGATTCTACTGGAAATCGCCTGGGTTGCCAGCATGGGCCATGCCGAAAGAGCCGGAGCACGAAGTCAGTGTAGCAGAACTGAATAACCTGAAACTTGCGTGGCAAAGTAAATTTGCGGCGGGATGCAAAGACCCAAAGGAATTGCGCGAAGGATTTTCTAGGTTCGTGGTGGCGGTCGTTGGCCATTTCCCGGTGAGCGATCACACATGCTGGACCGTGGCCGCGTTGGAGGAGTGTGTCGCCCGTATTGCAGCCACTGAAGATCCGCACGGCGTATCAAGCGACGTGCCATTCGATGTAGAGGAAACGTCATGACATCGCGCCTGCGTCCACAATTCCTTGACTGCTCCGGCATGACGCTCGAAGAAGCGGAGTCATTCGGGCATGGGCTGGCAGAACAGCAGCGGGATTGCCTCTGGCAGATTGGCGACCTAGTGCGGCATTTCGAGGCGACAAATCCGGATGTATTCCATCAGATATTTCCCGAGTGGACCAGCCCGGACCTGATATCGCGATGCAAGGCAGTAGCGCAAGCGTACCCAACGGAGGACGATCGCAACACGCTAGCAACCTGGACAACACACATGCGACACGCTAATCGGCCTGATCGGGTTAAGCTGGTGCAGGCTCATGTCGACGCGGGCCACACGTCAGACGAGGCCAGAAAAGCAGACGCTAGCGAACGCCAGGAGAAGGAGCGAACGCGATGGTTGCTGGCAGTGGACGCGAACTATTATCTCCATAAAAACTGGTTTTCCGGGGCCGGGGTGGAGGCAGCGTCCCGGGTGGCAGCATGGGTGGAACGCACTACTGCGAGACTGAAGGACAAGGGATTGACGGATGTGCTGTGTTGTTTCGATTCCAAGAATAATTTCCGGAAGGAGTTAACCGAGGAATGGGAAGACAAGTACAAGCCACGGCCACCAAAAGAGCCGGAACTGATCCAGCAGTTAGTATTGGTGCGAGAGCTACTTGACAGGCAAGGGTGTGCGTGTGTATCCGTGGATGGATTTGAGGCCGATGACGTCATGGCGAGTGCGGCTGCAAAATTCCCGGGACGTGTCACGCTCCTCACGCAAGACAAGGACTTGCGCCAGTGTTTGACGGAGACATGTAATATGTTGCTTGGCGTCGAATGGTCGGAAGACGAAACGACCGGCGAACTCACGCCAGAATACGAGTGGGTCAGTGCGAAGACACACATGGACGACACAGGCATTCGCCCCAGTGAGTGGGCGGAATACCAGGCAATCTGCGGAGATAACGTAGACGGAATCAAGGGCGTGTGCGGCATCGGCGTCAAGGGGGCAAAGGACCTGATTAGTGAGTTCGGCACGGTCGGCGCAACCATTCAAGCGGCGAAGGATGAGGACGAACGCATAAAGCCCAAGCAACGTGAAGCACTTATTGCGTTCGAGCCGAAAGCAGACATTACGCTGCAGTTGGTGACACTGCGGACGGATTTGCCGGTGCGGGTGCACACGAGACTATAAGGGTAGTAACGCGGATTGTGTACATCGAGCCGGAAGACAATGGCGTTGTCGCATATTGCGCGTTATTGAGGCTGTGCGATAATGCACAAGCAGGAGTACATATGATAGTATCAAAACCTCGACTGGCGGTAGTCAAGCAAACTCGCACGGTCACAGAGATCGCGCTAGTCCTCCTGGATCGAGATGGTGATGTTGAGGCAGTGAAGGAAATCCGCGAGGAGCTATCGCTTGACGACGATATTCAGGTGCATGCTGTGATAGAGGTCTTGTCAGTGCAGCGCGTTCGTGACGCCTGAATGCAACCACACAGGAAGGTGGTGTGAATACTGATGGCACAGACACTAACCGAAGAAGAAAAGGCCGAGCGAGCACGGCAACGGATGCTAGCGAAGGCGGCGGAATACCAATTATCAACCTATGCAAATAGGTTTGTGGCACAGGTATTTCAGAGGATGATTCGGGCGGAGGCAGCCGCAAAGCCAGCTGGGACAGTAACTGCAGTCGTCAAGGGAGAGTTGGCGCAAGTGCCGCGCAGGGTAGGGGAATGTGTATGTGTGACATGTGGCAAGGTCAGGCAGTGGAGAGACAGCCGAGGAAGCATGCAGACTGGGCACTTTTTGGCATCGCGATGTTTCTCGATACTGTTTAATGAAGAGAATGTCGCACCGCAATGCGTAAGGTGCAATAACTACAGGAGCGGCGCAGTGGAGGATTACCATATCTGGATGGTGGCCGAGCGTGGCAGGTCGGCGATGGAGAGACTGAAACGATTGAAAGCGACCACGCGACATTTTACGCGGGAAGAACTAGTTGATATGCGGATCGGATTTGACGCGCGATTGAGCGAGGCTATCACCAGGATGACGCGGTAACATGAAGCGTAAGCTGGCTGTGGCTGACAGGCGAGAGGATGAGGAATGAAAAAGGGAATCTGCAAGCATTTTCGTGGCACGATCAACAAACGTTGCGGCCGTGGCGTTGTCATTCGCGAATTGGTTGGCGGGCCCGACCGTGGATGGGTCACGCGGCTACCCTGTCACCAAGCGAACACGACGGCCATCGGCTGCGAGCAGTACGCGGAGCCGACCGACGACGAGGTAGCCGAGTACGACGCCGAGGTAGCAAAGGACGCCGCGCGCATGAAGGTACTCGCGCCGGCAATATCGCGCATCAAGGAAGAGAACCAAGGCAAGAACACCAAGGGGACCATGGAATGCCCGATCTGCGGCGGTGATCTGCATTGGACGCATGCCGCGTACAACGGCCACGTCTGGGGGCGCTGCGAAACGAAAGATTGCGTGTCGTGGATGGAGTGATGGGATAACCACGGAGACACGAATAGCGAGCAGGAAATAACCCGCTGCATGGTGCATGCCTTAGGGATGGATTACCCGGGCAAGCCGGTTCGAGTCCGGCGGCGGGGCTTACAGGGAGACATGCCAGTAGGGCATGGGAGGCGTCCTGCACGCCTCATGGCGAGAATAGCTACGGACGCAACGAGCCGTGTAGCACTCGCCAGAGTTACTCTCCGCCGGTCGGGTCGTTCACAAGGCGGCCCGGCCGGCATCCCCTTCAGTAACGAAAGATAATGATGGCCAAGAAGAAACCGAAGCACGAAGAGAAAGAGTATGTCGGCGCGATCCGCGTGCAACCGGTCGGCATCCAGGCGGTAGATGGTGAAAGCCCGAAGGCGTTTCGCGAGGCGATGGAACCGATTGCCGTGGCCGTGCAGCAGCTTAAGAACGTGGCCATGTTCGCCTGGTATAGCTGGCACCGCAAAGTGGGCAACGTGCAGTTGGTGATGGACTGGGTCGACGAGATACTGGCGTGGGATCGCGAGGTTAAGCCGGTCGCGCAGAAGTTCGTGGCCGACACGCGGCAATACGAAAAAGACGCTGCGGCCTGGAAGAAATCGCCCAAGGGAACCCGTGGCAAGCGACCAACGAAACCGAAAAAACTCCATGCCGACCGGCCAAAGTGCCCGGTCCTTCCGTACCCGAAAGCATGTAGCAACGCGATCTATCACGAGGTCAGTGGGGCAATACCGCTACTCAACAAACGAGTGGTGGTGTTGGCGCTGAATCGGATGTTCAGCAACCTGAAAACACATCAAGTCGCCTTCCGGCCTGGGCAATGGAACCAGTGGACTGGATTCAGGGAATGGCACGTGATGCTGGCGGGGTATGGGCTATTCTCTCAATGCCACAAGCCGCAACCGATCCCGATCGATCGCGATAATTGCACGCTGATCCCACCGGACGCGGAAGAATCACGTTGGCGGGCCTTGATTCGTGTCGATCGCGTACCGACGACGACCAAGGCAGGCAAGGAGGTATTTCGTTCCACGCCATGGGTAGTGACGCTCAAGACTGGCGGACGGCATGACGCGAAGATTCGCAACATGCTCGAAAAATGCCACTCGGGCGAGTGGAAATTCTGCGGGTCGAATCTCGTCTGGCGCAACGGCATGTTCGACGTGGAGGTATCCTACAAGCAAGAGAAACTCGAACCGATCAAGGCCGACCCGAACAAGGTGGCCGTCTTGGTACCAGGGCGGAAACGGGGGTGGCGATTGCGGATCAACGGCCGGTCCTGGTGGCTGGGCGGCAAGGGTAGCGACCGGCTGGTGGGTGTCTTTCGTCGGCAGACGGCCGAGCGGAAGGCAACCTTCCACGCCTCGTACCGGCACGGGGGCACGGCCCGGCAAGGGCACGGGCGTCAGACGGCAATGAGGGGTTTTTACAGCAAGAAAAACATTCTGGCTAGGTACCAGCAGCAATACAACGGTCGGATTGTTCGCGAGGTAATTCAGCAGATGGAGCGGCACGGCGTGGGGACACTCGTCTTTCGTTCGCCGTCGGGAAGCGTGGAGAAGACACGGTTGCTCTGTACGGCGGGGGCTGGTCGCAAGGGCGGATCGTGGCCGTGGCACCAGGTGGACACGCGATTGAAGGCGGTCTGTCATCGGCACGAATTAGTGTACGAATCGCCGCGTCGGAAGCGGCGCAAACGCGAGGGGTCCGGTGGCGCGAAAAACCCCGGGACCGCTCGCAAAGTCGCAACGGCTGACGGCAACAAGGATTGGGGCGATCGGAGCAAAGCGAATGGGCGAAAGAAACGCGCAAACGGGGCGGCTCGACGCGACCTCTCGAAAACGGCCACGCAAAAGGCCGTGGGGTAAGGGGTTGCGAGGGCTGCTGTGAAAACGTGTGGGGAGAGGGAGAGGGATTGCAGGCTGGAAAGAATCCTGCCTTCGAGTAAAGGATGCGATGTGTGAAAACGTGTGGGGAGAGGGAGAGGGATTGCAGGGTGAGTACGATCGTCCGGAAGACGGCACACAAGGACGTGAAAACGCGTGGGGAGAGGGAGAGGGATTGCAGGCCCGGAAAAACTCCACTGGGGAGAACACGCTTTCGGGTGAAAACGTGTTGTGAGAGGGAGAGTGATTGCAGGCAAAGTGGTCGAACATCGGACAGACCTACTAATGGCAAGTGAAAACGTCTGGGGAGACGGAGAGAAATTGCAGGAGTCCTTTCCGAAAAACGTGGAAACGTCTGGGGAGACGGAGAGGGATTGCAGGGGCAGTCGTCTTGACTCGCTGCTCATTGCAGCTTCGGTGAAAAAACGTCTGGGGAGACGGAGAGGAATTGCAGGTCGGCTTGCTTGCGATCGTTGGCGCTTCGTCGCACTTGTGAAAACGTCTGGGGAGACGGAGAGGAATTGCAGGTCCTGCTGGTCGCACCTACACACGAGAAAGCGTGCGTGAAAACGTCTGGGGAGACGGAGAGTGATTGCAGGGGGGGCTGCTGATGCCGTGTCGGTGGCGTGAAACCTTTGGGTAAAGTGAGAGGAATTGCAGGACCGAGTTAGGCGACGTGAAAACGTCTGGGGAGACGGAGAGTGATTGCAGGCCAGAGGCGGTTGTGTACAAGGCGGATTCTGCCGGAGTGAAAACGTGTTGGGAGAGGGAGAGTGATTGCAGGCAGGAATGCGTCCGTCAATGGCTGCTGGTGGGCCGGAGAGTGAAAACGTGTGGGGAGACGGAGAGGAATTGCAGGGGGGGCTGCTGATGCCGTGTCGGTGGCGTGAAACCTTTGGGTAAGGTGAGAGTGATTGCAGGAAAAGCTACGTGT